AGGTACCACGCCTCCGGTGCCGGCGGTTTCTCGCACCCCACCGCTACAACTCGAGCGGGCAACGGCACATGAGTCGACGAGGACTGACAGCCGCAGATCAGTGGTAGCAAGCCGGTCACGCAGGCGAGCTTGAGTTTGTTGCGCATCTTCCATCTCCTTCCAGTGGTTTTGTGCCTGGGCCTGCAGGCGAGCCTCCAGGGCGCTGCGGGCTTGCCGTTGTTCAGCCAGATGATCAAGCGCGACGGCAGCCGCCCTCTCCCGCTCCAGGCCGTTGATACGATCCTTCTCTGCCAGCTGCTTGCCATAGTCGTCGGCCTGATCAGCGAGCTGCGCGGTGTATGCGTTAGCCTGCCAAACCCAAGCTATCCGGGCGCCGACCGCACAGGCGGATAGCAGCGCCGCGACAGCCAATAGGCGGGAAACCCACCTGTTCACTGCAGCACCTCAAGCGCTCGTGTGTAGATGGCCTTCCGATCGTCTAGGCCATTGGTACCGCCGTTGATCCGCTTGGTGATGGCCAGGAGGTCGCCCTTGTCGGCCAGGCTGTTCAGGCCCTCCTTCTGCCAGAACCAGCCTGCCGACATGGATGCGTAGACCGGGTGCTCGAGCAGCTCTGGCGTGTTCAGCAGCCGGCTATCTCCGAACAGGGCTTCGCTGCAGGCTTCATAGTTGGAGCGGCCAGTCACTTGAATTAGCCCTCGCCCGCGATAGAGCTGGCCATCCCCATCCGGCTCAGGCGTGTTACCAAGCCGCTGAGCCAGGCGACCGGTGTCGTACTTGGACAGGTACTTGTCATTGCCGAGTTCGCGGACGTACTGCAGCTGGCCCGACTCATGGCCGATCTGAGCCAGGAACGCTGCCATGCGCAGGCGCGTAACGATGGCGTACTTGCCCATGGTGGCGTTGAGGCCGGGAACAAAAACGCCGGCTTTGCGGCCGGCGTTCGGGAGGATCTGTAACAACTGCTTCTCGTTGATTGGCATCGCTTATCTCCAGTGATTAATGGGCTACGCCGCAGATACGTCCACGATGCGCAGCGGCTTGGTCTGTTTCTTTTTCTTGCCCTTGGCTTTCGCCTTGCCCTGCTTGCCGCCGTTGCACTCGACCGTGGTCGACCAGCCCGAGGGCATAAACACCTGCTCCACGCTGTCCACCAGGTACTCGCCGTCGAGCCCATTTTTGAAGCCCTGGGCGTTGATCGAGCGCTCGGCAAACAGGTCGGTGCGCCCGAGCATTTCCAGGCGCACGCCGGCGGTACTGCGGTTGAACGCAGCCAAGCGGGCCTTGGCCGCCTGCTCGGCAGCGCCCTTGTCGGGGTAGATATGGCGGTCGGTGTGCACGGCGGGCAGGCCTTCGGGCGCTTCGTCGTTGCCCAGCTCCACGACCTTGAGCGCGCCGGTTTTCTTGTCCTGGTGCTGCGTCTTCACGGCCTTCTGCGTGGTGCGGTCGCCCAGGCGGAAGCTGTAGCGGTTCACATCACTGCGCTGGATGGTGACCGCACCAAAGGCCTTGCCCCCGGGGGTGCTGCCACCTTGTCGCGGCATGACCAGCAGCTGTCCGTCACCCACCTTAGCCGTGCAGTCGTACTGCCTGGCCAGGCGGGTGATGAAGTTAAAATCGGACTCGTTGCGCTGGTCGACGCGGGCCACCTTGGTCTGCACGGTGCAGCCAGGTTTCCACCCGTTGCGCGCAGCCAGGTCACTGACGATCTGTGCGAGCGGCACGTTCTCCCAGCTGCCGCTACGGGTGGTTTTGCCGCTACCGCGCATGTCGCTGGCCTTGCCGCGCAGGGTGATGGTGTCCGGCGGGCCAGTCACCTCGATTTCATCCACCCGGTAACTACCCTGGCGCGCAAGCGGCTTGCCCTCATAGCCTAAAAAGGCCTCGATCAAGGCGCCGCGCTTGGGCAGCGTGACGGCTTGGTCGCGGTCATCGATGCGCAGTTCGAATTCGTCCGAGTCCATCCCGGGTTTGTCCAGGGTGCGCAGCAACAGCAGACGGTCGTTAATCAGCAGGGTGATATCCCGGCCGTCAGCGACGATGCGGAACGTGGGTTTCATGGTGGCTCCAGAAAGTAAAAACCCCGCACAAGGCGGGGTTCGTTACGCGTAACGCGGGGTCAGTCCCACAGGGTGACGTGCTCGGCCTCAGCCTCAGCTGCAGGCAGATCGGGGAAGTGAATCAACACCCCGGCGCGGAACGGCTGCGGTTCCTCGGCAAGGCCTTGGTTGGCTTCCATGACCGCTTCCACGGCACCCATCAAATGGCCGTAGTAGGCCTGGCAAAGCGTGTCGAGCACGTCCCCGTCAGACGTTCTGCAGGTCGTCGCCATACTTGGTGAACTCCAGGGTAAAGGCTTGTTTGCGCGGGATACCGCCGGCAAGCAATGCCGATTGATCCTCTTCGACCTTGCGCAGGCACCAGTTGCCCAGCACAGCGCCGTAGCCGGTGGTCAGGCTCACGGGCAGCAACAGGCGGCCGATGGTGCGCAGCGTATCCAACTGGCTGATACCGCCTCGGAACAACGGGAAAACGGCCCCTTTGATCGTCAGCGTGTCTTCGCCAGGCCCCACGGCCTGCTGGGCCATGTCGCGTGTCAAACGCTCCTGAGCGGCCCAGCGGTACGCGGTACGGCGCTGCAGCTCGTCAAACGCTGCAGTGTTGAGGTTGAAGTAAAAGGGCTGTGACCCTGCCTTGAGTGGCTGCAGGGTCAGCAGGTGAGGGAACGGCGTTACCGCTGCTGCTGCAGGTGTAGCGCTTGGAGCAAACGCACTGCTTGGCACAATGCCCGCCAATGACGGGCTGACCTTGCCGGCCATGCGGTTGATAGCCGACCCCGCCTTGCTGGCCTGCTCGCCCAGTGAGCCCAGGCGGTCGCGCACCTGGGTGGCAGCGGTGGTGACTTGGCTGTACTTCGACGCGACCATGCCCACGGTGGACTGCGCCGCGTTGATCGCGCGCATGGTGCGTTGCAGCTTGGCCCCAACCGCCGGCCCGATGATCGGCAGGCTTTCCAGCTCCGATGCGGCGCCGGCCATGTCACTGACGGCGCCGTTAAGCGGTCCTAGCATGCCATCGATACTGGTACGGCCGGCCTCACCGGCCGTCACCAGGGACGATAGCGTTGATCTCATCAAGTCCATGTAAGCCATGGCACCCCCTTAGACATGCGCCTCGTCGTAGAGCTGGGCACTGAACCGGTTGCCCGCGAACTCACGCTGCAGGCGGTCAAACAAGCCGCGCAGCGGTGTTTCTAGACCGGCCACAACCTGATAGGGGTCTTTCACATCCCCTTGAATGGTGACCGGCATGCTCAGTGCGATTGAAAAGGTCTGTTCAACCTTGGGTGGCTCGGCCTTGGTACGCTCGGTCGGCTTGGGCGGCACCGGCGCCGGCGCTGCAGCACTGGGCGCAGTCACCTCAACCAGCGAACGCACCACGTCGCCCATAGAGTCGGCACGCTCCACCGCATGACGGCGCAGCCCGCGCGCGAACCCAGGGCGCTCCCGATCTGCAGGTTTAGGCGTGTCCTGGGCGGCCGGTACCGGCTCCTGCTTGGGCCTGGCCAGGCCCATGGGCGAACCCGCTTCAACCTTCACCACGGGCACCGGCTGCTGCGAGCCAGGCGCCGTTACGGTAACGACCGGCGGTTGTACCGTCACCGGCGCCGACGGCGGCGTCACACCCTGGGCAACCGGCGCCGGCGGCTTGGCGATGGGCGCCGGCACAGTGGCCACCGGGGCCTGCGCCTTCGTCACCGGCTCAGGCTGCATCACCACTGGGGGCTGCAGGGTCGGCTGCAGGGGCTTGGGCGCCTCGATCACCGGCGCCGGCATAACCGCCACGGGTGCTGCAGGTGCTGCAGGCGCAGCCGGTTGCGATTCCGCGCCGGCCTGGCCATCAGCCTGCGCCTGCTCCTGCTGCGGCTTGTCCTCACCGAACCAGGTACGGCCCAGCCAACCGCCCAGGGCATCGCCACCAAGCCCGCCCAGGGCCATGCCAATGGCACCCCCGATGGCGGTACCAATGATTGGCACCACCGAGCCGATGGCAGCGCCGGCGGCACCACCCGCCCAGGCCCCCGCCATGCCTCCCGCCAGGCCGCCATACCCCTCGGCCTTTTCGTCCCGGGTTTGCGCATTCAGCGCGATATCCAACACCCCGGGGATAGCATCAGCGAGCTGGCCACCGGGCAACTTGCCGGCCGCTCGGGTCATCCCGCGAACGCCATGCACCATTTGCCCCAGGCGGCTCAGCTCAGGGGCAACAGGCGCCCTTGGAGCCAGTGCCGATACGCCCACCGCTGGCAGGGCCGGTTGTGGACGCCGGGGCATCGGCGCCGGTGCTGCAGCTGCCGCCGGTACCGGTGCCGTCACTTTCGCCGCCGGCGTAACCACAGGGGTCAGCCTAACCGGCGCCTTTGCTGCAGCCGGTACCGGCGCCGGCGTCGCAACTTTCGCTGCCGGCGCAACCACAGGTGTCAGCCGTACCGGCGCCTTGACTGCCGCCAGCACGGGCTTGGGTGGAGCACTGAGCGGGCTGCGCGCGGCACCCAGCTGAGCGACCGGCCGGCGCCGGCGCACGCGGCGTGCTCGCTTCGGCCCTCCAGGGCCTGTATTAGGCGCGCCAGGCCCGTACCTGCCAAAGGCATCAGCATTGACCACAAACACGCGCTGCGGCTCGTTGCTGGGCGCCTGGCCAGGGTCATTGCTGGCCGGCACTCCCAGCACCTTGCCCAAGGCACCCAGGCCCGCATCCACCACCCGGTTACGGGCCTTCGGGGCTGCAGTCTCGCCTGACTGGCCAGATTCCTTGCCTGGGCGCCTGTAGCCCCATGCCCGCCCCAGGGCCACGTTGAATGCCCCTCGGCCGATCTTGGCCGCGCTACGGGCCGCCATGACCGCACCAACGGCCGCAGCCAGGCCTGTCAGCCCCATGGCCAACTGGGGCACATCGTCCGACAGCTTGGTAATCCAGCGGGCAACGGTTGTTGCGCCGGTAGCAAACGCATCGGTCGCCGGCCGGATGGCATCCCCGATGCTGCGCATGGCGTCATCAGTGGACTGTGCCAGCTCAGACCAACGCTGTGCCGACGTTTCGCGCCGCTCCGCCAGGTTCTTGTCGAGGATGCCGGTTGCCTTCATGGAATCGGCTTTCAGCTCGTTGTAGAGCCCACGGTTCTGACCATAAGCGGTCAGCGCCGCCTTAACCTGCATGTCAGCAAACAAGTCACCGGTACGCAGGGTCTTTTCCAGGGCTTCCAGCGCCGCTTTGGCCTTTTCCGGGTCGGCCTGCTTATCGATCTTGGATTGCGCATCCTTGATCTTTTTGGCCTTGGCCGGGTCGGTCGCCTCCACGTACTGCATGGCCAGGCCCATGGACGCCTCAATGACGTTCATGCCCTTCTGCAGGCCGGTGTTCAGCGAGGCCTGATAGTCGATGCCGGCATCTTTGTACGCCTTGACCACGTCGCCGGCGCCGATCTTCTCCATCCAGTTCTTGAAGTTGTTGGCCGCTTCGTCAGAGCTGCCGGCAGTCTTCATCTGCACCTGCAGCATCGAGCCCAGCGACGACACAGCGTCAAGGCCGGTAATGCCGTTCTTTTCCATGCCGGCCAGCAGCTGCGGGAACCACTTGGCCATGTCGCTGGCCTCGAAGCTCCCCGCCTGGCCCTGATAGGCGATGGCCTCCAGGGCCTGCTGCATGACCTTCGGGTCGGTGATCTTGGCGTTCTGCTGCAGCGCCATAATCATGCTGGCCGTGTCGACGCCGGAAGCCCCCTGCCCGACCGCGAACGACGCCGCCGTCTTGGAATAGGCCATGGCCTTGTCCAGCTCCATGCCGGCACCGACCAGTTGGTTAATCAGGTCGGCCACGTCATTGCGGGCCATGCCGGTATCGTTCGAGGTCTGGATAACGGACCGGCTCAGCTGCACCTCTTCAGGCTTGTTGGCAGCGTCCGCCTTGATCGCAATGTCGCGAATGATCGCCTGATAGTCCGCGCTGATTTTGGTGGGCACGGCCGTCAGGCCAATGCCCACCGCTGCAGCACCCACCGTGGACTTGAGCGAAGCCCGGCCGGCGGCGATTCGCTCGTGCCCCTTCACCTGCAGGTCGGCGGCTTTGGCATCCCGGCCCAGGCGTTGATACTCCCGGCCCAGGCGGCCAACCTCCACGCCTTGCTTGCGCAGGGCATCAAGGTTGCCATTGAGCTTGCGCAGCAGCTTGTCAGCACTGGCCGCGCCGGTGTCGTGGGCTTTCTTCCACTCCGCCTGCAGCTTCATGGTTTCGCCAATGGTGCTCTGCAGCACCTTGGCCTTGTCGCCCTTTTTCTTGAGCTTGTCGATTCCGCTTTCAACCGTGCGGAAAGCGGCCCCGACCGACGACGCGACGGCGCCGCCAATCACCAGCGATAGCGCCAGTTTGCTTGCCATCGGTAACCCCCTTAGCGGCTCAGTCCGTGAGCCACCAGACCATGTCGGACCACGGCATGGTCATGATTTCAGCTGACGAAAAACCCAGCTCAGTGGCCAGCCGCTTGGCCAGCCCCTTCTGCACCGAGGGGTTAAACCTCGTCGTCTTGCACCAGACGAAAGTAACCCGTCTGCAGACGGGTGTAGTCCTTGATTGCCAGCCCTTCCAAGTCCTTGGCACCGACTTCCGCCAGGCTGGCAAACAGGTTCAATTCGGCTTGCTCTTCGTCGCCGGCGGCCGTGGTCGACGCCGCACGCACGTCACGCACAGTCGGTGCCCGCAGGTGGATGGAATCAATCTGTACACCGTTCATTTCACTGGAACGGCTCAGGCGCACAGTAATGCCGGCGTCGGTCAGGGCCAGGTATTTAGGCAGTGGCTTGGTCATGATTGTGGTTTCCTTGAAGTTATGAGGGGGTTACAGGCCCAGGGCCTGGCGTTGCGCGGCCAGCTGGTCGACGCCGTCGATCACGCGGCGCATGCCCAGGGCATCGATCTCGTACACCGTGCGGCCATCGACTTCGAGCTTGTAGTAGGTCAACGCCACGGCATGCTTGATTTCGGCCTTGTCGCCCGGCTTCCAGTCGCCCATATCAATCTCTTTGAGCGAGCCGCGCAGGGTCACCGCCACCGGTTTGATAGCGCCTTTCAGGCCCTTGAAGGCGCCACGGAACGTACCGTTGAAAGCAGTACCGTCAGCCAGGCCGTAGAACTTCAACGCCTCACGGCGCACGCCGGTGGTGGTGAAGTTCGCTTCTTGTTTCTCCATGCCCATGTCCATCTCAACGGGCATATCCATACCGCCGGGGCGGTGTTCTTCCATCTTGAGCGTGAGCTTGGGCAGGGTCAGGCTGGGTACATCGCCCTGGAAGCTGACGCCGTCCACGAACAGGTTCAGGTTGGCCAGGGTTTCGGGAATCATTGCCATGGTGGTGCGCTCCTTAAGCGGCGGTGTCGAGGACTTCGGTCAGCCACTGGTTGGTGACTTCAACGCGGAAATTGGGGTTTTCGGCCGGCGGCACGTCGGTAAAGCGGATGTTCCAGTACACCTTGCCCTGCTCCAGCTGGCTGGCCGTGTTCAGCTCGGTGTCGGCATACACTTCGAAGTTGATGATTGCGCCCTGGGCCTTGAGGTCGCGCATGAAGTTCTGCAGGCCTTCGGTCACGTCCTTGACGTAGGTGGCCGTGATCGAGCGGTCAACCGCCCATTTATGGCCGTACAGGATCGCGTCCATGACGATATCCATCGTCCGCACCCGGGTGACAAAGGCCCATTTCGCATCGCTCGACAGCGTGCGGTTGCCCCATAGGCGGAAGCCGTCCTCACGGATGATCGTCGCGATCTTCGCGTTGTTGAGCAGGTTGGCCCGGCACGTCTCGTCACCGTCGAGGAATTCGATAGGTCGGGTGGTACCGGTGATGCCGACGAACTCTTTGTTCGACGGCGAGGCCCAGAAGCCGTATTCGCTGTCAGTCCAGGCGAACAGGCCAGCCACCCAGGCCGAACCTGGGGCGTCGATGGTGGCGTTTTTGGTGGTGTCCCAATACTGCACGCCGGGGTCGACCATGAATGCGCGCTTGGCACCAAACCCGGCGGCGTAAGCGATGGCCGCTTCGTCGGTGGTCCCGGGGCCGTCGATGATGGCAATGCCGCGCAGCTTGTCCGCCAGGGCCACCAGGGCGGTGCCTACGGCCTGGGTCGCGCTGTGCTTGGGCGCAACCAGCAAACGGGGCTGGGCATTGAAGCGGCTTTTACCATCGCGCAGCGCCTGCAGGCCGGTACGGGTACCGTTGGCCAGCACGCCGCCGATGATGGCCGATGTTTGCTCGGCGGGGTCGGTCAGCTTGGCCACGCCGCAGGCGACAATCGCAGCCTTGGCGCGGGTAAAGATGGCCTGACAGGCTTTGGTGATTGCCGCGTCGGCACCGAAAGCCGCGACTGCTTCACGCTCGCTGGTGATAAGCACCAGGTCGTTTGCCTTGGCGGTCACGCCGGCACCAGGGGTGAAGGTGTCAACCAGGCCGATGATCGAGGACGACGGCAGGGCAATGCTGCGTGCGCCTGTATCGACGTTCGTTACGGTAACGCCGTGAAAAAAACCACTCATAAAACCAATCTCCAGATGTGAGAAAGCCCCGCGTGCGGGGCTTGTGGTACTGCGGAAATGAAAACGCCCCGTCAGTGCGGGGCGTCTATCCGGTTTGCGAGGCCACCCAGGTGGCCAGCGCTTCGTCGTTGGGGCTACTCGGCCAGTCGTCATCGGCCGGGGCGCTGCTGGTGATATCCAGGCGCCCCAGCTCGATGCGGTACACCTTCCACGCTTTAAGCGCGTCGGTTTCGGCTGGGCTGGCCATGTCCAGGTCAACCGCGTCCTGCAGCGTGCTGATGCGCCCGGTGGCGTACTGGTTGGCCAGCTGCTGCTTGCGGTAGGCCACACGGCGCGCCGCCTCAGCGATGGCCGCTTCGTCCGGCGCCCACTTGTCATCCTCCCAGGTGTCGAACTCGGTAGCCGGCGCCTGCAGGGTATAGCCCTCGGGAAGATCGCCCAGGGCTTGCCACTGGCGGGGCTCGCCTGTTTCGGTGCTGTACGCCGTCGCGCCGCGATGGTCGGCCACCAGCACCCAGCCATCAGCCTCACGGTTCAGCAGGGCGGCAAAGCCGGGTTCTACTGCAGGGGGCTCAATTTGGTAGCTGTGCGCCGGCAATGCCCACACGTCAGGCTCCAGCGGGCTCGGGGTTGCTTCCCCGATGCCAAGGTACTCGCCAGTGCCGCGATGCACGCAACACACCTTCGGCGCTTCAACGCCAGGCAACTGCCACCAGGGCAGTTCGGGCAGTTCAATGAACGCCTGCAGCTCTGTCAGCTCCTGCAGGTCTTGCAGCTCGGTGACCTCTTCGCTCATAAATCCCTCAATACTTGATGCAGGCCAGATAGGCCCGGTTGGCCATGCGGGTTTCGTTGCCGCCCGTCGCGGTGATGGTCAAGGTGTGGTTGTGCGATCCCCCGGTGCCGGTGGTCAGCGTTTGATACCCCTCTTCCACCTCGTCACCGAGCACAGCGTCTTTGGACGTGGCGCCGGACCCGCCGTAGTCGCCATTCACCAGGTCGCGAGGAACGCTCAGGTTGTGCACGTGCGCACCGCCGGTACTAGTGTAGCCACCGTGGGTGTGCGTTTCGTTCTGGCCCGCCTGAGTAGTGAACAAGCCCCGGCCCGAGTCAGCCGCGTTCAGACCGTCAGTCCAAGCACGGTCGATCAACTCGCGGTCATCCGGCACATTGAACGTGGTCGATCCGTCGCCGGCGCCAAACTTCGTCCCGATGGCCGCAAAAAGCGCGGCATAGGCGGTACGCGAGTAGGCGGCACCGTTTCGTGGAAGCCAACCCGTTGGCGCGCTGCTCAGCGCAAAGTGCGATACCTCACCAGGCGGCGCCGCAGCCGTTAACGCAGCATTCATCGCGTCGACGGTCGGGGTTTCGGCCAGTTTGCCCCGGCTGGACACAAACCAGCCGGTGTTGGTGTTGCTCACCAGCTCCACATATTCGCCACTTTGCAGCGCCAGGGTGGCCAGCGTGACCCCTGCCACGATGCTACCGCTGCTAGCAGTGATGGATAGCGGCCCCCCGGTCGGGTTGCGGAACGCGTAGGCCGTGCCCCCTGGCGCGTCAGCCGCTGCCGGCAGTGTGACGGTCAGGTTATTCGCGTTGGCCTGATACAGCCGGCCCGACTGCGATGCCGTCAAGGTCAGGCTGGAAGAGAAACCCAACACAGGCCCCGAATAATTGCGCTTGGACAACTCGACAAACTCAGTCGTGGCCAAGTTCTTGGTTGCGTCGTTTACCTTCTGCGTCGGCGCCGTTGGCGTACCGGTAAAGGTTGGGCTGTTGGCTGGGGCTAAGCCATTCACGGCCCGCTGCACAAATGCCGTGTTGGCTGCTACCTGCGAGTTTTCAGCCGCTGCGGCAGTAGGCACAGTCGGCTTGCCGGTGAAGCCTGGGCTATTCAATGGTGCGAGTGGTGTACAGGCTTCCTGCAGCTGGTCGACCGTGGCCGTTTCCTTGAGCTTTCCGCAGGTACTGACGAACCACGCGGTACCGGACACTGTCAGCTCAATCCACTCATAGCCCTGCAGCGTCATCTTGGCGACTGACGCACCCTCTTCAACAATCGTCCCGGCCGAAACGGCGAGCGTTTGAGTCGAGGCCCTGGGGTTGCGCAAGGTCACTACCGAACCATTGGGCACGTCCGCCGCTGACGGCAGCGTCACTGTCAACGCATCGGCGTTGAACTGCAGCAAAGCCCCCAAGTGGGTTGTGGTGTTCAGCGTCAGGCTTGTCGACATACCCACTGCCGCCTGGGTGCGATAGCTGCGCGAGGCGTTATTAATCGCAGCGGCCACGCTGTCATTCGTTGCCAGCGTCTTCCAACCACCCCATGTGCCGGCCGTCATACGCCGGTAGTGCACCGTATCCAGCGAGGCGCCGACCAGCGACGGGATAAACACCTGGGCACAGTACGTGGTGCCGTCCATGTACTGGAACGTCAGCAGGTAACCGTTGGCACTGGACTGGCCATCGGTGCCAACCGGGCTGTTGGTGGGGTTGATGCAATACGCCAGGCCGCCTTGGGTCAGGGTGTTGATGTCCACACCTGATTTGACGTTGTAGCCGCCGATGCCGAACGACGCCATGGCATCCGAAATGACCTTACCAATCTCGTTCAGCGTGCCGCGCTGGTTGATAAAGTAGTTCGAAGTCGACGCCTGCAGCTCGATCCATTCACCAGGCTGAATCACCACCGAAGAAACCGCGTTGTTCTTCTCGTAAATCTTGCCGCTACCTGCGGCTACGGTTACCCCGCCTGAGCTGACGTTACGGATAACGAAAGTGCCGCCTGACCCGGCATCAGCCGATGCGGGCAGGGTTACCGTAACCGGACCGGTCACGTTGAATGCGTAGCCCGTCTGCGAGCCGGTCAACGTGATATCCGCGCCGACACCCACCACGTTGCCGCTGTAGTTGCGCTTAAAGGCGTTTACCGCCTGCAGCAGCGCCGCCATAGATGCAATTTGGCCGCTGTTGGTGCCCAGTGGGGCAGTGGGTACAACCGGCGTCCCCGTAAAGCCCGGCGAGTCGAGGCGCGCCACCTGCTGCCAATCGGCCCAGGTGCCTGCAGCCTTGGTTCGCCAGAAAAATCGCGCATTGACGATGCTGCCACTGCATCCAGCAGCCAGCTGGAAGCAGCCTGTCTGGTTGAACTGGATATGAAGCAACGCCATAGATGCATTTGGGAATGGCGTGTTCTTGGCACTGCCCTCTGCTCGATACAGACCCGTCTCAGTTACGCCATCGAAATCGGGAATCGACACGCCGATGGTCGTCCCCAAACCAAAGGCCTGCAGCGCCGCCAATACTGCCGCCATATTGGCCGCCTGCTTGGTAGCCGATCCGACGGGCGCGGTTGGAACCTCTGGCGTGCCGGTGAATACAGGCGAGTCCAGCTCGGCCACTTCTTTGAGCTTGCCGCGACCCACGACAAACCAGGCAGTGCCGGACGATGCCAGCTCGGCCCATTCGAACGGTTTCAAGGCCAGCGAACCGCCCGTGGTGCCGGCATCCACGATTGAACCCGAGGACGCCACCACGATCGTCTGCGTGGCCGTAGCCGATGGGTTGCGCAGTATTACCGAGGCGCCATTGCCCACATCGGTCAGCGCCGGCAGGGCCAAGGTCACGGCGCCGCCGTTGAACTGCACAGCGTTACCCATCTGCGCGGCAGTCAACGTCAGGTTGGTGCTCACCCCGATAACGGCCGTTTTGAACTGGCGAGACGCAGCGGCCACGGCAGTGGCCAGGGCGCTCATGTTTGCGATCTGCAGCCCGGTGCTACTGGCAGCAGGTGTTGGCGTCTCAGGCGTTCCCGAGAACTTGGGCGACTGCAGCGGCGCCTTTTTGGCCAACTCGTTGACCATGGTTGTGGCGAAGTTCGGGTCATTGCCGATGGCGGTGGCCAGCTCCTTGAGCGTGTCCAAGGCGCCCGGCGCCGAGTCCACCAGGCCATTCACTGCGCTGGTGACCGAATCGGCAATCGCCTTGGCGATTTCGGATCGGTTGTAGGTTTCCGACTTGGTGTATACGTCGGTGATGCCATAGCCCGCAACGGTAGTCGGGTTGGTCGCGGCAACCACCCGGCCGTACTTGTCGACCTGCACGCTTTTGTACGTGCCGGCGTTCACGCCCGTGCGTCCAAAAGCCATTTCAAACGACAACGCCGTTACACCCAGGGCAATCGGGGCATCGGTCACCAGCTGCCAGGCGCTGTCACCGTTGATCGTGCCCGACTCCACCAGTACCAGCAGGCCCGGGGTTACCTTGGCGCTGCTGTCGGCATCGGTGGAGCGTTTCCAGGCGGCGCCGGAAACCACGGTATAAATACCGTTTTCCTTGGCTGTTGCTTGGTTCTTCACCAGCACGCGCGCGCCTGCGGTCAGTGTCACACCGTCGATGGTCTGCAGGCCGGTCAGGTTGATGGCCGCCGTGGTGGCCACCAGCACCGAGTGCTTGAAGTCCTGCCGGCTCAGTTCCTCGGTGACCCATTCACGGGTGGCCAGCACCACGCTGGGGTCAATCTTGAGCTGCACGTTCGCCGCGTTGCTGACTACCAGGCTCATGCGCAGCACCTGGGTGCGGCCCGAGCCCTGCGACAGCACCGGTTTGTACGTCGGTGCGCAGTTGGCCACGGCCACCAGGTCGCCGGCGTCGTCGTACAGGCCAATCTCTCGAATCCACATGCCGCCGATATCGGCCGGGATGACCTGTTCGGCCACGATGATCGACGGGTCGTTGTCGTCCACCTTGAGCTGATTGAGCGGCGCCCGGCGCCACTCGTTTATCAGCGCCTTCTGTGTCGCGTTCGGGGTCGGGTCGGTGCCGTTGGCATCACCCACGCCCATTTGCGTGATTTTCCATGCGATGCCCAAGGCGTCGGCGTTGGCCTGCTTGGCCGCGCCGACATTCGTCAGGATCGCGTAGAACTGGGTGTTCTTATCAACCATATCCAATTTCCAATGTGTCGATTGTGGTTTCACGGCCACCGCGCCCGATCACGCCGATGACTTCAATGGCGCGCTGTATCGGTGGGTACACGCTCAGAATGTCGCCCTCGCTCAGGCTCGCCCCGATGTAGCAGCGGCCCTTGGTTTCAAGGCTGATTTCCAGGCCGACCATGTGCCGGCTCACCGGCCGGGCGTCATCGAGCAACGCCGACAGCTCGCGGTAGGTGTCATCGCTGATACCCGAGTCCGATACCCCGACCTTTAGCGCGAAAGTGCCTGGCACACCCACAGGGGCCATCCGCCACCACTCGACCACCTCAATCAGGTAGCCGAACGGCTCCACTACACGCCGCAGCGCGCCAATGGTTCCTTTGTGCTTGTGGATGTAGAACGACGACTTGATAACCGAGCGCTTGACCGCCTCTGACCAGTTGTCATCCCAGCGGTCGACCGACCAGGCCCAGGCCAGCTGGTACAGCAGGTGGGCCGGGCAGGTGTCGGGGTTGTAGAGGGTGCGCAGCGTGATTTCGGTTGACTCGGTCCCGGCACCCTCTACAGCGTGCTCCAGGGGCGTGCGGTTGTTGGGGAGTAGACTGGTCATCACGTCCCCCGCACTACGCTGATATCACTGCACCAGGCCGCCTGCGCCTTGGTCGGCTTGATATCTGCCCACCCGGTCAGCTCAACCCGGGAAACCCCGTTGATGTGCAGCTGAGCGTCAACCCCGGACCTGGCCACCTCAACCCCGAGGCGGCGCCGGGGGTTGACCCAGGCCTGCAGGCGCTCGCGGCAGGTGGCCAAAATCGCCTCATTCTCGGGGCCATTGCTGACCATGTAGACCTTGGCATTGACCTTGTACGGCAGAATCTGCGCGCTCTGTACGGTGACCCGGTCCGCAACCGGCCGCACGTCATCGTCGTTCAGCTGAGCTGCCACGGTATCGAGCAACTCAGCCGGCGCCGCCCCGGTGCCGTCCAGCGACAGCACAGTGACCACCACCACCGCCGGCGACGGGCTTTCGGCCGTGGCGTCGGCCACCAGGCCCGAGGCGTTGCGCGCGTGTAGGATGTAGCTGTTACGCGGCCCGGCTGTGGTCAGGCCCTCGTAGACCAGCTGCACCCGCTCGCGCAGCGCGTCATCTTCTTCCATCACCGCCGGCACCGGCGGTACCGCGGTCAAGTCCTCGGCCTGGATGACCAGGCGCTGCAGGTTGACGTTGGCGGCCAGTTGGTCAAGGTCGGTGCCCTTGGCATAGGCCAGCAACAGTGCCTTGCCGGCATCATTGACCCGCGCCCGGTTGAGCAAGCGGCGGTAGCTGCCCAGCTCGATCAGCTTGGTGACCGGGTCGCTTTCCAGCGGCGCCGACCATTCCTGCCCGTCCTGCTCCATCAGCTGCCGGAAGGTGGCCAGCTCACCTTGGTACGTCTCTTCGAAATCCAGCGTTTCCAGCACTGCCGGCGCGGGCAGCGCAGTTAAGTCAATCGTCATGCGCTTGCCTCCAGTACCACATCGTCGCCCAGGTACTTGCCGGATAACTGCAGGGTGACTTTGCCGTCGATGACCGACACAACCTTCACCCGCTCCATCTGCAGGCGGGGTTCCCACCGCCCCAGGGCGCGGGCCACCTCTGCCTGTACGGCGCTTTTCCAGCCCTCGTTAACCGGTAGGTCGACGTAACGGCGCAGGGTGCTGCCGTACTCCGGGCGCATGCGCCGGGAGCCCAGCGGCGTGGTTAGAATGTCCTCTATGGACTGCCGCAGATGGGCCAGGCCCGACAGCGGCTTACCCGTTCGGCGGTCCATTCCGATCATGGGTCACCCCTCCTGGCTCAGGGCCTCGAAGTCGCCACGCGCATCGAGAAACTGCCGCGCTTCGTCGTCGTCTGCCGGCACCACCAGACGGGCACGCAGCACCACCAGCTCCCGGCCGCTGGGCAAAAACAGCGAGCGCTGCGAATAGGCTTTGTCGCAATAGATCAGGCCCGCCGGCGCACTGGGCGCGGCGGTGACTTTCTTGGCTCCCATGGAATACTCCAGGCGTAAAAAAGCCCGCGAAAGCGGGCTATCAGTGTTTATGGTTTGGCGTATTGCCGGCAGTGTCGATGATGCGTGCACCACCTAAGATGTCCCCCGTTACGCTCAACGTCCCGTTGATCGTCACAGGGCCTGTCAGGGTGATGGCACCGGCTTTGGCCGTAATCGCGCTATCTGTCACCACTACTTCGCTGCTGGCCACCTTTACAGCGACCGTGCCGCTTGGGAGCGTGATGGTGTAGCTCTTTGCCTTCCAGTCGTAGACCAGCGAGCCGCCATCATCAAAACGCCACACCTCGACGTGGTCACGGTTGTCTGGCTGCGCGCCGGCGTTGCCGTAGAGCCCGGGGATAAACGTGCCCTGGGCGGGCTCACCGCTCGGGCTGATAAGCGCGCCCTGCTCGCCCAGGCTGGGCGCACGCCAATGGCGAGCCTTGCCGGCAGCTAGGGAATGCCAGCGAACCCAGGCGCTTGTCCAGTCGCCGCCATCGGATACACGCACCATGGCGGCCGCCAGGTCGACGGCCACCACCCTGCAAGGAATCACCAGGCACGACAACATGCGGTCATGCTGCGCGTTCGCGTAACTCACAGGTCCTCCGGCGCGACGTAGTGATGCTCATTGCCTGGGCCGGTGTCGGGATCGAACGCAACCACCAGTGGGCCGGACTCTCGGGGCCAAGGCCATTCTTCCTTGCCGAGATAGAGCACTTGGCTCCACTCAACGACCCAGACGGCAAAGCTGTCCAGTTCGGGACGGCTCCAGTCACGCTCGGCACGGATGAACTCGGCAAGGCCGCACGGCAGTCCCCACGACTGCATCCGCAGCAGCACCGCGAGCTGCGCCGCGACAAAGGCCGCGATGTGCAGACAGTTGGCCTCCTCGACCGGTACGATCACCCTCGCCTCGAATCGTGCGTCGACCGCCGTTTCGCCGGTACCGGGATCACTCTCGGCCGCCTCAAAGCCAGCCAGCTCCAGCACCACCGCAGGCGGCGGCACGACCTCCAAGCCCTCGGGCATCGTGCCGACATAGGCCAGGCCCGGAATCGCTTCGCTGATGTGTCGCTCGATGGCCGCGTACACGCCGGCCAACGGGATCGAATCCTCATCCATTGCCCGTTTTCCTCAAGTGTTTGAGCAGCTCGAAGTTCAGCTCCTGCTCCATAATCACCTGCAAGCGCTCGTGCGCCTTGCGCGTCCATGCCTCAAAATGTGGCCGCACGTCCTCCAGAGAGATCTTGGCCTTAGCCAACGGGAAGCGGCTACCGTTTTCCGCGATCCAGCCGGAGCGATGGCCACCGCGCGCAGCCTCGACATCTGGAAACAGGCTGGCATCGAAGTGCTTACTGGCCGTGCGTATCCAGATATCAGGCCGCCCGCCGTAAACGGTCTTGAAGAACGCGCCCTGATAGCGCCGGCCTGCCACCGACACGCCGGTACGGCTTTGGCGAGCGCGGCCCACTCGGCTGGCTTCGAGCGGACGGATACCGAACCAGAGCTTGCCCTGGCCGTTGTTACCCGACATGTACGCCTTGAGCCGCTGCCTCACAGCGGTGACAGCAATACGCTCTTGGCTGCCCACATCACGCGCAATATGCGTGCGCAGCCAGCGCAGCGTCTTGTTGATGGCTCGACGCTGAGCAGCCGTGATGGCTTTGGGGACCAGCCTGGCGAACTCTTCAAAGCCACTGAGACTTTTGGGATCGAGCTGCAGCGTCAGCAGGCCGGCGTCGGCCGAGGTCTTGTGAAAAGAACCTACGTTCATCGAACCTCCCGAAGGGTCAGGTTGATCCAGCCGGTGCCGTCAGGCTTGCGAGCGGCAATAACGTACCGCCCGCCGCCATCCTCCGGCGCAAGCTTGATAACCAGGTGCATGCCTTCCTTAATACCGTTCGCATGCATGATCCGCACGGCAAACGTAGGCTCGCGCAGGCCGGTGTTGATCTGGCCGAGCTTGGGCTGCAACCATGGTGCCGAGAAAAATCCAGGCACCGGCTCGGCTAATCCGTCGATCTCGGCCTCATCGCCCAGCACGTCCAGAAGCGCGGAGTCCATGAACGCCACGTTCTCGCGGAAGGCCATGGTCAGGTCTCGTCGTCATCGCCGGCCGCCGCTACGGGCAACTGGCCACGGCCGGCGATCTTGCCCTCCTGAAGCAGCAACTGGGTCAGCTCTTTGCTCGACGGCGTGTAGACCTCACCCTTCTTGATGATCTGCTTGCCGTCCTGAATGCAGCCATCGACAACGACGTATTCGACTTTGCCAGCCATGTCACACCACCTTTGCAAAGAGGAAAGCGTTTGGCTCGAGCAGACCGGCCAACGGCGCCGACTGCAGCTTCAACCAGCGCATGCTTGGCTCTTGGGTTACCCAGCTCTTCGGGAAGCGGGCTGCTTCGACCAGGCCGCTCTCGATGGCTTCCATGTCCTGAATGGCCGCGTACAGCATCGCGTTACGGGTCGAGGTGGAACCGAGGATCAAACCGCCTTCGGGGATCACGGGTTGATCCTTGCCATCGTCATCCGCGTACCATTCGTCATAGGCGTACAGGTCGACGCCAGGATCGTTTAGGTAGCCGATGTAGGTCACGCCATCCGGCAACTCTTCGGGCTTGATGAGACCCAGATCGACTCGGCGGCTGTTGAGCTGTTCCAGCACTTTCTTGTTGCTCTGAAACGCGTCCTGAGCGCCGCTGCTCAGCACTGCGACATTGGCGGAGCGGCCCGAATCCTTGGCAATCAGACGCCGCCACTGACGCAGGTTACCAATAGGGTCCGATGCGTCGGTATCCCAGCGGCCGCTAGCCAGCGTGACTTTATGGGTCTCCTCCATAAGAAAGTCGATGGTGTCATCCACGCCATCGCCCACCACACGGATCTTGCCGGTGGTCAGGGCCTGGGCGCACATCCACTCCTCGCGACGGATGATTTCTTCGTCCAGCTCCAGCAGGTCGCGGCCAAGCCGCTCACCCGCCCGCTCCAGCGCGCTACGGGTGGAGAACGGGTTGTCGCCGGCCGAGCGCTTCAGGATCAGCTCTGCACGCGTCGAACGCTTGGGCTGGATGTAGGGCGGCTTGTAGGTCGAGGACGTGAAGCCCGTGCGCTGCGAGACGCTACCGGGCAGCGTCGGATGAACGAACGGCGCCATCTTGCGCTGGCCTTTGATAATGTCGATGGTCACCGCCTCGGTGCCAAACGTCTCAGGCATGCCGCCGTTGAAGAAGGTGTTAAGCAAGAAGCGGCGCGGCGGGCTCATCTGCTCGACGGCTTCCAGCATGGTCAGGGTGTCGAAGATATCGGTCATGGGGGCTCCGTTAACGAATGAAGAGGCAGAGAGGTCGCAGGGCGGCCTTGGCAGCGGCCAGCGTCAGGCCCTCGCCAAGGGTGAGCCGGTTGCCGAGCACTTGGCCGGTGAGCCGGATCGGCGCAGCCTTGGCGCCATCAGTGGTGTCGACGTCCTGATCGAGGATGGCGGTAGGGGTTTTCGAACCGTCAGAGGCTGCGGTCTTGCACAGCAAGTACTCACGGCTGTCGGCGACCTGGCCAAGGACAGCGCCACGTTTAAGTACCTGACCGGCCGCGATCACGCCGGTGTCGATGACAATGGGGAAATCCCCTGCCGACAGCTCGCTCGGCAGGTAGGTCTTGCGTTCAGGATTGGACATGTCGTGCTCCTATCAACGGCGCGAGGCGCCTGCAACGATTGCGCTGACGGCGGCTTTGCGCTCGCCTTCCTTGCCGCCTGCGGGTGGGGTGGCGCTGCTCACACCCTGGGCATCGGCCTTGATGCCGGAAAGGGAAATGCCGCGGTCTTGAGCCGCCTTGAACATCACCATGGCGGTGGCCTCGACGCTGCTGCCGTCCTCGATGGCCGCCTCGACTTCCTTTTCAAAGCCTTTACTGGCCAGCGCGTTGATGCCCTTGATGCGCTCTCGTTCGGCGGTAGCGGCCTCGGTACGGATTGCCGAGAGGTCTGGCTGCTCCGCCTGGGCGATCTCAATGGTGGTAGGGTCGGTGCCCGCAGCGAGCGCCGTGCGCAGATCTGCCGTGGTCTTAACAGTGGTCATGGTGTTGTTCCTTGTTGAGTTGAAGGCCGGTTTGGCCAGTTCGGTGATCAGCGATTCCAGCGACCCAACCCGATGGGCCAGGCCGTGCTTGACGGCATCGGCGCCGACGCGGATACCGCCGTGGTCGCCCATTTCGGGCACTTGCTCCGCCGCTACATCGAGGTTGCGTGCCACTTTGCCGACGAAGACATCGCCCAGGGCGTCGATGGTTTCGCCGAGCTTGGCGCGGCCCTCTTCGGTGCCGAGATCCGGCCGCTTGTTGGGCGCGTTGCGGCTGACGATCTGATACCGGGTGCGGCCGCTGGCCTTTTCGTCGTCGACTACGGCTTCCACGACTACGCCGATGCTTCCGGCGAGACTCGCTTCATCGATAACGATTTCGTGGGCTGCCGAGGCGATCCAGTAGGCCGCGCTCGCGCCGATGCCGCCGATGTAGGCGACGATGCGTTTGCGCGACCGACCCTGATAGATCAGCTCGGCCAGCTCGTTGATGCCCGATGCCACACCGCCTGGGCTGTCGATGTTGAGCACGATGGACTTGACCTTTGGGTCGTCCAGCGCGCGTTGGATATCGCTGCCCAACACCTGGGTGCTTGTCGCGCCGCTGATCTCGGTGAACAGGTTGGCGTAGCGAAAGATGGGACCAATGACCGGCACCAATGCGACGTTGCCCCGTAGCGTGACGCGGCGGGTCTCTTCCAGTTGTTCGCCGCGCTTAGTGGCCAGCGCCAGAGAATCACCCATGCGGTCCGAGATCGTCAGCAGGTTATCCAGGGCGTCAGGCAGCATCAGCCAGGGCTGCGAGGCAGCCAGCTCCAGTGCTCTTGGCATGATCAGTTCTCTTTGGGTTCGGGTTCAGGCGGGTTTTCCAACCCGCCTTTGGGCAGGGCCTGCATGTTGTGCTCGCGCCGGTAACTGACTTCGCGGGTCCGCTGACGAATGACCTGCTGCCAGGGCTCGCCCGTCATAGCAGCGGTTTCCAGCGTTTCGTTGCTGACGCCGATCTCGATGCGCTTGCCGGCCGCGTTGGCTTCCTTGAGTTCATCGATGGCACCGCGTGCCGGGCCGATCCAGATGGCCTGGCAATAGGCTTTGCGCTTGGCGGTGTCGCTATAGCCGGGCAAGTTGATCAGGCCACGGGCCACGGCTTCGTCGATGATCAGCTCGCGGCTCGGCTGGCAGAAGTCGCACGCCAGCCACCAACGGCGCAGGCTGTAGAAACGCCACGCCTGCAGCATGGCGGCACGCGCGGCGCTGTAGCTGCTGCTGTAGTGCAACAGCAGCTCCTCCATCGGCAGCTCCAGCGCTGCGCCGATCTCCTTCACTACGGCGGTGAAGAACGGATCGAACTGCGCATTCGGCCGGCTGGGGTTGGCCACCATCGGCTCTTCACCCACGCCCAGGTCCACGATGGCCCCCTCGCCCAGCGCCAGCTCGCCGTCCGACGTGTCGTCACCACCTGGCTGCTCTTCTGCCAGCGCCGACATCGGCAGGTTGCCCGACTGGAAGTTGTCGCCCTTCTTGATGAACACGGTGAACATCGCCGAGATCACTGCGGCCATCAGCTCGGCGCTGCTGTAGCGCTCCAGCTTCTGCAAAGGCTCCAGCACAGGCGACAGGTACGGTGCGCCGCGCTTCTGGCCGGGCCGCTCTTTGTCCGACATGACGTGAAGCACTCGCCGCCGGCCTGTCGCCTCACCGAACACTTGCAGACGCTCCCAGCGCAGAGGATTACCTGCCAGATGCTCACCTGGATAACCAGTGCAGACGTGGTAGGCCACTGGCGCGCCCAGGCCGTCGAACTCAATCCCCTCGACCAGATCCGGCCGGTCCATGCTGCTGTTGGGGTTGCCCACCCGATCCGATTCGATCAGTTGCAAGCGCGTGCTGAACAGGCAGCCAGCGCGCTCCTGATCGGGGCTAGCCACAAACACATCGCCAGCCACCATCGAAGACACCAGCACCAAGGCTTGCAACTGGTAGTGGTTGAGCGTGGCTTCGGCATCGCACTCGCGCGGGTCGTCGGCATACAACGACCATAGTCGGTCGAGTTGGCTGTTGAGCTGCTCGGCCCGTTCCTCGGTGATGCCCAATGCCTCATAGTCGACCTGCGCACGGCAGACCAGGCCTGTGCCCACCACGTTGGTACGCAGCCGGGTGATCGCAGCGCGAGCCACCAGATGGTTGCGCATCGCATCACGTGAGCGCGCGACCAGCATGCGCCGCTCGCTTTGGTTAAAGTCACGCCGTGGGCTACCCAGGCCAGGTATCCAGCTGGCCACACTCCGCAGTACACGCGAGGCACCACGCCAGCGTGTTTCGACACCGCCACCGCCGCCCTGGGCAACGATCTGCTGGCCTTCGACCGACGCCCTTGCCACCCGGATCGCCTCGCTCATCAGCTGCTCGGCTGCGGACTCCCGTTTACGAAACGGCCACATGCTCAAAGCCCCACGTAAGAGACACGGTTGCGCCCACGCCGCGCACGTGCAGCCTGCTCCAGCGCGACCTGATCTGCGTACTGCTTTTCCAGCAGCCGCAGGCTATTAAGCTCGGCCAGCTGGACCTCCCGGTCGGCTCGGCGTAGCCGCTGCCCATTCTTGAGAACGGCCGAGATCGCCGCCCTGACCTCCGCCAGGCGTTGTTCTGCTTCTGTCATGGTGAACCTCGATTAGCCGACGCGGCTCCGTGTGCCACGACCGCGAGCGACTGCGCGACGGGGAACCGGCGCCACCGCCTGCTCAGTATTGAAAAGGGTGGGCTGTAGCTGTTGCTGCTCCAGCTGATCCCATTCGTGATCGCGCAGCAGGTGCGTTTTCAGGCTACGCGCGGCGTGCAAGGCATACACCTCGCAGTCCAGTGCTTCGTTGCGCCGGCCGGCCTTCTTCTGCCAGACCATGCGGCTGGGGATACGCGGGTGCGGGGCCAGCACTTCGTTGGTCAACTGCTCGTAGTAGTCCGCACGGATCTCGCTATACCAGTGCATGCGCCCTGGCCCGCTGCCTTTGAGCCGCATGCGGCCATCGATCAGCGTCTTGGCCTTGTGCGTGCCGACGATGAAGACGCGCAGCCCGTACTTCGCGGCCTTGGTGTTGTCCTGGCTGGTGTCGGTGGACTGAGCCGGTTTGGTGAAGATCTCCCGGTCGCGGCTGTCAATCGACGCGCCTTTGATCGCCATGATGTTGAACCGCTGCCGGTCCCGCACATAGGTGTACACCGCATCACTGGTGTTGCCGTCCGAGCTGTCGATGCTGACGGCCGAGACCGCGATCTGCGCCCCACCTTCTGTTGGGATCGGCGTGGACACGATGCGGTCCAACTCGCCCCACACCGGGTCATTCGGATCAATGGGGTTCCCGGGCAGCTCGCCCCAGTACAACCGCCACGACTCTTCTCCCCTGCCCCAGCCGATGATCACCAGCGCCAGTCGGTCGCCCTGCACGTCCACGCCGACCGTGACCAGCAACACGCCCTTGGGCGCCGTCAGCTCGGCATACGGCTCGGCGCGTTTCTCCAGCTCGTCTGTCTTGGGCGCGTTGCTTTTGTACTCGTAGCTTTCGCCCATCGAGCTGTTGGTGAAGGCGATCATCGGGCCGATGTTGCCCATCGACGCCGCATGCTCGGCCTGCAGCTTCTTCTCCATCAACACTTCGAACCGCGAGCCGTGAAACGTGGCATACAGCTCGTTGAGGATGTATCCGGCGATACCGCGAAACTCGGCGGTGGCCTCCCAGCGCCCGTGCCGCAGGTTGGCGTTTTTTTGGTGGTCGTCCCATATCTCGCCGCAGTGCGGACAGGCGTAATAGGCCGTCTCGGGGCGACGCTTGCGGTACACTTCATGGTTATAGTGCGGGTCTTCGTCGCAGTGCAGATGATCGAAGCTCAACGCGTGCGATTGACCGCAGCCGTGGCACGGCACCAGGCCCACGCGCTTGTCCGACAGTTCAAGCTCTGCGTCGATGGCCGACAGCCCTTTGATGGTCGGCGTCCCGCCGATGATGATCTTCGAGCGCCGGAAGGTTTTCAGACGCTCCTTGGCCAACTTGATGCTGTCCCCCTGCCCCCGCAGGTTTAGGTTGCAGTCGTCGGGCTCTTCGATGGCTACGCGTGGTACCGGCGTGGACTTCACACTGGCCGGGCTGTTGGAGCCGACCATTTTCAGGAAACCTCCGGGGAAGCGCTTGAAGTCCTGGCGCTGCTGCAGCTTGCGGCTGCGCAGATCGACCTTCTTGCCCAGCCGTCTGGTCGCCTCGATCATCGGCTCGAGTTTTTCCGCCACGTACTGCTTGGCGGCCTCAGCCTTGGGGAACAGGATTAGGATCGGTGAAGGATCAAGGTCGATCCACTTGCCCAGGGCATTACCCAGCACGCCCGACGTCCAGGCCACCTGTGCCGACTTGCGGCCGACGATCTCGCCGACATTCGGATCGTCGAGCGCTTCCAGGGGGCCGCCTGGCCAGATCAGGTGTGGCGTTTTGTCGAAGCGGTATTTACCTGGGGTGGCGGATTCCTCGGGGGCCAGCCAACGGTACTTGTCGGCCCATTCGATGATAGTCATGCGTGGCGGTGGCGCCCACTTGCGGCACACCCGCCCCATTGCCTTACTCGCCGTCTTCTTCAGAGCCCTCCGCATCGTCCGGCTCGTCAGAATCCCCAGCGAGATCGTCGTCCTCGTCATACGCGGACAGTCTCCTAAGTATCGATTCGATGGGTTGGCGAATCAGCTGGTCGTCGATCTGCACGCCGTACCGAGCCGACAACGTCTCGGCCAATTCGTCGGGCAGCGTGTTGAGCAGCTCGATCTTGGCGGCGGTGATCACCGCCTCGAAGCGCTGTACCAGGTCGGCTTCGATCACGACCTCGCCCAGGTCTTTGGCCAGCGCCAGTTCTTCGCGGTCGCCCCTGATTCGGTCCAAGCGGTCGCGGGTGGATTCCTTCTTGCCGTTGAGCGCGGCTTGGCGCATCAGCCAGTCGATCACCACCTGCGTGTCGTACTGGTTTTCGTTGCCGCGCCCTACGCCAAACTCGATGACCGGCATGCCGTCTTTTTGCCAGCGGCTGAGCGTGCGTTCGTCACGGCCCACGATCTCGCTTAATTCAAGCTTGGTTACTGTCTTGCCCATCGCTAAGTCCTTGAAAAGACGGACATCCCTGTTAAAACTCCAGCTGCAGGGAAACCGCGAGTCTGCGCACCCGTGTAGGGGACGGCCCAGGGGGAGGACCCAAAAATCGGCGGGCGCTGCCCGACCCGGCCATCCCGGGCGGGTGTCACTGCCCCGCCTCGCTGCCGGCTGGCGGCACCTGCGCCAGACCCAGCCGCTTGGCGGCCCAGCGCTCGTAAAGATTGATCGCCACATCGGCGCCGGCCATGGCGGTCAGGCATCCGACCGCTGCTGCCGCCCACACCGAAACACCCAACGCATACAGCAGCATGTTGGTCGACAGCCCACAGGTGACGCAGGCACCAGACCGCAGTGCCAACCGGCGAACCAGTCCCCACCCGCGAGCGCCCGCCTTATCGGCCCGCCACATTTCTCCCGAAACACCACCGACCAGGGACAGCACAATCACCATCCAGATCGGCAGTTCGGCTAACGCTTGTTGCTCGCTGTTCATTCAAGCCTCGTTGGCAAAGCAAAGTGCCGGAAAAAGAAAACCCCGCCGGTTAGCAGGGTTCTCGATGCACCGATAGGTCGGGGCCGGTTGCACAACACAGTGCTTGTGGGGGAAGCGCCTAAGCGCACTTTTGATATCGTGGGGACTTTTTACAGGTCACCGGAAAAACCGAAAAGGGCCTATTTTCGGTACGTCGCAATGTGGTGACTATCTGCCATCCATGTTGCACGCAAGTCGCATACCCACCCGACGAACGGTCTGTTGCCGAACGCGGCCTGCGCGGGCGGCAAGCACAGAGAAGACCTGCAGATGCAGCGCCTTCACCCAGTTCCGATAGGTGCGGTCGGCGTGCTCGCCCAGTCCGACCTCCCGCATCTGCACCCTGATGGTGGCCAGCTCCATGTATCTCAGCTCGGCCAGCTTGGCCAGCGTTGCTCCGCGTTCGTCACGGCGGGCTAATTCGGCCACCGCCGCATCGACTTCGGCAGCGGCATGGTCCAGGCCTGCCCCTGATACCAGTATCCGCGCTCCAGAAGTACCGGTGCGTGGCGCCGAACCCTTCCATTCCATGATGGTACCCATCTGGCTGCCGATGCTTGCTTCAAGCCCAAGCTGCCTACGCTGCTCCCCCCAATGCTGCATCAGACCGGCCACAAGGTGCAGCCGCTCGGTTTGGTTAATCAACTCGGCCATCTCCTTGATGTGCTGGGCCAACTGCATCTCGCGCTGAGTGCTCCCGCCTGCGTCCATGTTCATCGTTTTACCTCCAAATCCAGCACCCAACACACATTTGGCCAACCCCACACAGACCCAACACACTCGAAACTCAATGAATTCAGAGGATTAGAGATACCTGTGTTAAGTGTGTTGGGTGTGTTGGGTTTTTCAGGACTCGCATGGAGATTTTTTCCCTCTGTGATTTCGGGGGTTGATAAAGATCGTATGCGCGCACGCGTGCGCGAACCCAACACACCCAACACAGGCTGACCGCAACCCACGGATTCCGGGGGTTGCATGTGTGTTGGCTTGATAAAACCAACCCAACACCGACCCAACACACCCAACACACTTGCTGACGCACTCATGCAGCCACCCTTTTTATGTGGTCCCAGGCTTCCACCGTCCAGCCTGCGAGCTTCGCTCGCTCACGCCATTCGCGAACATTCTTCCCCAGCACGGCCGCATTCAAGGATGGGGGCAGGGAAGGATCGCCATCTGTGGGCATGAAGAACGCTGCGAATCTACGGGTTGCACACTCTGTGGAGCAGTCTGACCAAGGGATAGCTCTCGTCTTCTCCACCTTCGCGCTCAGCATCAATGAGAACTTGGTCTGGCTCATGGCGTGTTCCTTGTTGTGAGCACACCATTCGATGAACATGGCGTAAACGTCCGAGGTCAGGCAACAGCCCCAAAGACCGTACCCAAGCTCGCCGTTGCGCCAGAGGTAGTAGAAGGTTTGCCAGGCTGTGCGACTCAGCTCGACCAGCCGCTGGCGGGCCTCCGTCTTCGGTGGGCGTGTTCGTTGATTGAAGTCCTCGAGGTCAACGTCTAGAAGCCATCCATACAGAGCAGCCACGCCGCCCTTGGCCAACTCTGCAGCAATGGCTTTCTGACGCTCAGGTGGCAGCGTTTCCAGAGGCCACATCACCAGCATTCGGCGGTCGTCTTCACTGATCGGCCACGGCATGATCTCGTTGCTCAGGAATGCAGAGTTCATGTGGTTGGACTCTTCCCAGCCGTTAATGAACTTGGACTCCATGCGTACCGTCTTGCCGGTAATCATGTGCTTGATCTTACCGACCTGGTTATAGCGCTGATCTCGGCTCACAACCTCTTCGAATACCGCCCACAACTTGCCGCTCTGCCAGGCGTTGAAGTTACCTTCCAACTGCGCCTGCCCTACCGTAGCGCTGTACCTGCCATACAGCTCGCCCATGATGTCTGCGAACAGCAAGCTCTTACCCGAGCCCTCCATGGTCGAATGGAACAGGATCGCCGTATCCATCTTCGCGCCCATGTGTTGCAGCGGGTAAGCAAGCCACTTGATCAGCCAATCCAAGGCTTCTTCGTCATTGTTACAAAGGAAGGCGATCAGCCAGCGCAGGTTCTCGCAGGCAGCGTCATCGCGCACCGGGGTGAGTGGCAGGCCCTCGAAGGTGTTGATGTAGATCGCAGGGTCTTTAGTCATCGTCGGGTCGAACACGATGTGGTCAACGTCCACCACCCGACGATCAGGGCTGTTCAGCCAGAGCTGATAGGCATCACCCAAGGCCATCTTGACGCTACCCTCGGGCAGGCGCCGCTTCTTCTCACGGTCCCAGGCCTCTTTCGTACCGTCGATGTAGATGTACCGATCCAGCGGCTCAAGTTTCAGCGCACCGCCCTTCTTGCTGGACATCTTCCGAGCCTGTTCAAGCTCCGTCACCTGCTCAGAACCGATCAGCTTCTTGTCAGTGCGCTCTACCCACTCCTTAGCCAGCGGCTTCCCAACCAGGGCTTCGAACCCTGCCCGCTTCATCGCCCTACCCTTATCCAAGTCCCATACGCTGGTGGTGCCTTCCACCAGGGCGAACCGGCGCATCGCACCGTCGATATCCAGGGTGTCCCCCCCGCTCCCCCCTTTGGCCGAGGAGCCGGCCGGGCTGGGGGCTTCTTCATCCGATGGGGCGTGGGGAAGTTGCTCGGCATCACCGTTCCCGGGCGGAGGCTGTTCGGCCTTCTCAATCACAGATGGGGTGCGGGGAAGTTCGCCTAATGGCGGAGGGGCCGGCGGTCGAGGCTTCGCATCCAAACCGAGGATTTGAGCCGCTGCCCTAGTCGCCGCCCTTTGATCACCGTCGTGCATAAGGATGCAGAAGACATCGAACGCATCATTCTTGTGTCCGTTAGCCAACGGATCCGATGTGTGATGCGAATAGAGTTTGCCGTCCGTGATCGTCACCCCTGGCTGGCCTGAACTGCTGTGCGGGCTCAGCCACTTGCCATCGATACGCTTGTAGCCATGGGCTTCGATCATGGTTGCAATGTCGTGGACCCGATTGAACTCAGGAATCACCTCTGGAAGCCGGTCAGCTGACCTAGCCGTTGGGGATGTTGGCCTCGCATTAGGCCGAGAAACCGACGGAGGCTTTGGCGCTTTCGGCTTCCACGGACACACGTCTTCTCCCTGTACCTTGAAGGCATCCCAGTCCTGCCAGATCTCTAACAGATCGGTCGGCAATTCAGGCAGCCCTTCTGCAGCCGGCGGGGTCTTCCACGTGTAAGGCTTACCAGTACCTGGGTGTGTGGATGGCGGCAAGACGTCCTGCACCAAACCGCCACGCAACTCGAACACGGTCACCTTCTTGAATGGTTCAGCCGCCATGCGGAACGCTGCTTCGCGGGCCGCGTCACCGCTCTCCATGGCAGCCTTTACTTGCGCCATCAACCCCTTGTAGATGGTGCCATCAGGGTCATTCCTGTTCGGCCACACCAGTGCGTGGCGGCTTAATTCCACGCCCTCAGGCACACTAAACATCACGCGGAAGCGTTCAGGGTTTCCGACAGAGGTGGGATATTCCTCAGCCAGGGCGTCAACATTGAGACCCACTGTTTGCTGAAGGACCAGCCGCGTTAGCTCGACGTCGTCAACATCGAGCGAACAGACACGACTCGGCCCAAGCACAACACCGAGGTTATGGCTCGGGTTCGCGGTCCAGAACGCCTCTGCCTTCGACGGGTCGGTGAAGTACCCGCCAGGCTTGTTCCAACCAGCGCCCTTTGGCCCTTTCTCACCTGGCTCAATCGGAACGAGTGCGAGATCGAAGGTTTCAATGTAACGCCGCGCCCAATCAGCGGTTGCGCGTGTTGGGCGCTCGCTCATCTCCGACGCTCCCGCAGGCTCTGGCAGTCGATGCAGGTTTCGCAACCTGCAACCGATTGCTGTCGGGCCAGAGGTATCGCTTCATCACAGTCCTCGCAGAACTGTGCGCTTGGCTTGTCGGGAAGTCGAGCAAGACGCTGCAATGACAGCTGCAGGAAGTACTCGGCGTGGTCGTTTGCAAAATCAACGGCATCAGCCATGGGCTTCGTCCTCCATGGCTTGGCGGGCCCCGGCCATGATGGCCAGGACTTGGCGGATCACATCCATCCCCCGGTGCTCAAGGTCGAGCACTTCGGTTTCCGTCCAGACGTTGTCAGCAGCTCCGTCGTGCAGGCTACCGACGAATTCACCGGATTCTTCCAGCAGCTTGGCAACTGCGTGGAGCGCTGCATTCGTCGCGGGTACAGGCTCTGGCTGATACCAGACAACGCCAGCTGGACGGACAAGGGCATCAAGCAGGCGGGGGTCTGCAGTCCAGCGAACAATCTCCTCGATTTCGTCCGGGCTGGGCCAACGCCGCTCCTCAGTGGGATGAAGCTTCTTCTGCAGGGTGTCCACATCCATGACCATGTCGAAGGCCAGCTTTGTGATACCACCGTGATAGTCGCGACCGGCGCGATAGAGCGCCTGGCGCAATGCGAGAACCGGACCCGCGTCCGGCAGTAGATCGATGCGACTCATAACCGTAAATCCTCGGTTTACGGTGTAGCCACAGGATGGGGGGAAGCCCTATCCTACAGCCACGACCGTTGTGCTGTGCGTAAATCCGCGCTGTGCTGTGCGTGCACTGCATTCGGTAACAGTCATCCGGCTTCACTTGTGAGAGAGGCTGCCGGGCGACGGGAGTGATGGTGTTTTGCACTGTCATAGCTGGGCCGGGAGGTGAGAGTCCTGGCTCAGCGGTCTTACTTTTTTTCCTGTCTCAAATACCCCCAATCAATATCCGGGCGGAGCGACTCACATCGAATCTCCCCTCCTGTTTCTCGATCCAAACTGACGGCCAGTCCCGCGCTTGCCCGGCGGTTCCCATAGGCCACCTGCTTCAGCTGGCCGACGGAAGTCCCGCAGTGCTGTGCGAGGGCATCCAGCCCATCCTTGTTCATGGTCTTCAAGTATTCGCTAAGCGTCATAAGCCCCTCCATTGGCATGCAGATTAGCAATTGCTAATTAGCTAGGCAATAGCAGATCGTAATTTACTGTTTGCTAACGGAAAGCAATCATCACCGCATGGACATAAATGAAAGGCGTATCGCCTCACTCCGTACGATCATGGGCAGCATGAGCCAGAAGGAATTTGCCGAAGCTCATGACCTAGATGCGTCGTACCTATCGCAGCTGCTCAACGGCCATCGCAAGCTGGGCGAAAAAGCAGCGCGAAATCTGGAAGTCAAAATTGGACTTGCGGCAGGGATGCTGACATCTCCTCCTGCGGAGGAGCCCTCCAACGCAGCCCCGACAAACGTTGTTCGCCTGCCCACCAGGGCCACAAAGGACAAGAACTTCGTGTTGATCCCGTACCTTGATATCGCGGGATCCATGGGCCATGGCAAGGTAGCCCCAGAAATGCACATCGAAGTCATCCGCGACATGACGGTCCACCTCGACTGGCTGAGGATGCAGGGCCTCAGCTTCTCCAAAGTTGAAAACCTAGCCATCATCACCGGCGATGGCGACAGCATGTCAGGTACATTTGCTGACGGCGACGCCCTTCTTGTTGACCGGGGAATTTCCGAAGTTCGTACCGACGCTATCTATGTATTCACCCTGGAGGGTGATCTCTATATCAAGCGTCTGCAGCGCCTGACTGGTGGCCAGCTTCGGATGATTTCCGACAACCCGATCTATCCCCCCATTACTATCGATGAGTCGATGATCGAGCGCATGCACATCCAGGCCCGCGTCCTGCTGGCCTGGAACGCCAAGAAGCTCTAACCGCTGCACGTTGCTTCGTACCGGAAAGTGCCGGGGAGCAACGACGCCTCGCTAATTTAGCATCTGCTATTGATATAAAAATTAGCTTTTGCTAATTTCTGTCTGTGCCCACTCTCACACCAAGGACACAGAAAAATGAAATCAGCACAGCAAAGCGGACCGGCAGCGGTCCTGATTCATCCAACAGCTTGCAGCAGCCCTGCGCGAATCCAGGCTTTCCAGCGCAGCACTGGCTTGCAACTGATTGTCGGTTTGAACGGCAAGACTCAGGCCATCCCCGCCGATGGGGGTGCAGCATGACCGAGTTCCAGATTTCTCTGCGGCAGATCATGTTGTTGCAACGCACCTTGGATCATGGAGGCACTGCGACGTGCAAATTGCAGCGCCCTGAAGTCACAGTCGATGCGCATATCGAGATTGAAAACGACAGTACGCACCACTGCATCAAAGTGTCCGTGGGCCCGCTCAGCAGCAGCCTGAGCCTTCCTCGTGCGCTGTCCACCAAGTGTCAATCCTTAAGAGACTTCGTGCAGGACCTGGCGAATGGACGAGCTGACACCGGCGCCCAATCGGAACAAGCGCTGGCACTAATGGAGGCGCAGGTCTGCGTTGAAGAGGTGCTGCAGTCCGGTCAAACCGCCTATGTGATAGCCACCGTCAACCACCAACTTCCCCTTGGCGCGGTCGTGACCAACGACCAGGGCGACGTCTGCGTTGCTGTCACCGGTTCTAGCAAAGAGCAACTCGCAGCAGCGGTGCTGGCGAAGCTTCAGCCCGGCCCAGACGATCTCGGGAAATGCGCATGAGCACCCTGGAACAACTGCGCAACGAGTTCTCAACGCCCTGCCCAACGCTGTCCGCTGTGAGGGAGCGCTACTTCTCTCACATCGGCTCGGATCGGCGCTTTAAAGAACTGATCAGTAAGGGGCGGATTGGCCTACGGGTGAGCAAGATTGACTGCTCTAAAAAAGCCTCATACGTGGTTTATCTGCACAACCTGGCCGAGTACCTCGACCTTCAGGCAGAACGCGATAAGCAATCCGCCTGAACCAGGCGGCCCCGGCCATCAGGGGCATCCAACCCGCCATCGACTCTCACCTTGCCCGGTGGCGGGCTATCTCGGAGCACAGCGTATGCAACCGCACCAGCAAGTACTCGCTTTGGGGATCGTATGGCTAGTCAGCCTGATCGCCCTCACCTTCATCATTCCGAAGGTACGCCATCGTGCCTTCCTCCACGGCGTCGATGCGGGCAGACAGCAACAGAGAGCTGATCTCAAGCTCCAGATCAAAGGACTGCAGGATGACCTGGACGAGGCCCGAATCCAGTCCGAGGCTGGCCAACGCAAGCACCACCTGGCTGTCGCCAACCTCAAATCCAGTATCGCCGAACTGGAAGCCCGCATCATGTCGTACACCGGTTTGCCAGTGACTAAGGCGGACTACGAGAGACTGGTGAGCGCCTCGTCGATGATGCGCCTGGCTCAACGCACCTTTAAAGCCTTGAAGACCGAAGCAGAGGCAACGCGAGCAGGTGTCCAGGCTGACGCCATTGACGAGCTGGCCAAGCGGATTCACGCCCAACTGCGCAGCACGCTGGCCAGCGCCGTAAACGCAGGAGCTGCAGCATGACCATTCAGACTCCCCGCAGTTGCCTCGTCTACGGCCCGGCCGGATGCGGCAAGTCCCGCAATGCCCAAGCCATCGCAAAAGCTCTTGGCCTTAGCCAAATCCTCGACAACTGGGACGCAGGCGCCCCAGTCCCGCTGCTGGACACCTTGGTGCTGACCAACGCTGACAATCCCGCCTGGTACTTCAAAGGCCGTGTAATTACTTTCGACCAGGCCATGCAGATCACCCGCCAACAGGAAGGCCGCATGAGCACGCACCGCCATGATTGGTACATGAGCGAGGCCGACGACGGCGGCCTGTATCACTGCAGAAAGTGCAGCCGCACCCACGAAGGTTCTGTCCCTGAAGCCCAAGGCTGCTCAGTGTCTAACGCCGAACACAATGCCGTCGCTTGGCTCGGCCTGGCCGGGCTGTATCGCACTCGGTTGGAAGCCGTGCAGAACGGCGAGCAGCTCTTGGAGCCAGTTTCCGCCGACCAGCTATTCGAACTCGCACGAATTCACGTTCGGGAGGCCGGTATCAATGCTTAACCCAGCATGCACCTGGCAGCTGATCAGCCTTGCGCTTGCCGTAGCGATATTCGTCGGACTGTCCGAGCTGCACCGCAGCGGCGCCGTCAGCCACCCAGCGACAGTCACGTTAACAACCGCAAACACCGCCTCAAACCTTGAGCACCTGGCCTTGAGCCCGAACGCTCGCCGAGTCCATGAGAGGTATTCGCTGTGACCAATCCACATACCTACACCCCGACCACTCGGACGACAAAGGGCGTGCAGCCGATGTTTCGTCCTGCCATGTCGTTCATCTGCGACATCTGCGGCAACGCTCGCGTCAAAGGCAACCACAACCGTTGCTCCAAGGCACGCCAAGCAGCTGGCTTCATCATCAGCCGGAGAGCTACAGCATGACAATCGACATCATCAGACTGAAGGCTCTCGCCACTGCTGCTGCCGCAAACCAATACGACTCCGTCGCCCTGAATGACTATGGGACGGCACTACCGCCCGCAACAGTGTTGGGCTTGATCGCCGAGATCGAGCGCCACCGCCATATAAACGCCGAGGGCTGTAAGCCCGACAGCAACATCGAGCTCTCCGGCCCCCCCTGCGCCGGTGCAGCGTCTTGCCGCAGCCTCGACAAGGCGGAGGGCGAGCAGCCCGACCTCAACTTCCAGCTTCTCCTGTTGGCCGAAAGATCCTGCTCTCTACTGGAGGACTGGGTCCAACACACCAGCATGAGTGACCAGGGCCTCAACGACCAGATCAAGGAGACCCGCGAGCTGCTTGAGGCACAGAGCCCAACCTGGAGCACTGCAGTCCAAGACCTGCTGGCTGAACGGCGCCGTCAAGTTCGCGAAGAGGGCCACACCCTTGAGCGTGACGACCAATACACCATGGGGCAACTCGCCCAGGCTGCAAGCGCCTACGCATTCTGGGCTGATCCTAGGGGCGCTAGCCAAGACGATCACATCGACTACCTCAATTCAAGACCAACAGGACTCTGGCCTTGGGCGAAAGAGCACTGGAAGCCAACCAGCCCGCGCTTGATGCTCATCAAGGCCGGCGCCCTGATCCTGGCCGAGATCGAACGCCTGGATCGCCAAACGGCACGCGAGGTGCAGTCATGAACGACACCAATCGAATGGTTAGCGTGTCCAGTGAGTTACTGGAGCAAGCCCTTGACGCAGCAGCTGCTGTTGGCATGCAGGACGTAGCTGACGAGCTGGATCGCATCCTAACTCCAACAACTGCGGAATCCGCAGAGCTAACCAACGTGCTGCCAACAGTGGCTGTCGAGGGCGACCAACTGGTTATCCGCATCACCACCGAGTGCCTTTTGCACGCAGTCACTTGCGCACCGGAATGGCCGGTCGACTACAAGGGCGATCCGATCAGCATCCAGAACGGTACGTTATTGATACAGGAAATCATCCACGAACTGCAGCGTGAGGACGAGCAAGGAACCAACCAGATGCACCGTTTGCTTGACCAAGCCGCGCTGGACGCTATCAACAATGGCAGCGAGGCGGTGAGTTATGACTGATCGCATCCGGCCCCCCATGGCCTCACACAGCCTCGACCTTCCTGCCATCTGCGATGTGTGCGGCAAAGGCAGGTCGACGCGGCAACACCAGCGGTGCAGCCGAATCCGGCAACAGCGCGAGAGCGGCAAATGGGAATCGTACATGGCCAATGTGGCCGCGAAAAATCGTAAGCAGGCGCAGCACCTGCGACCACTTCGGTAAGTCGGAGACTACTCAATGGCAAAGCCACAAGTTAAACCCATCCACGAAGCAAACAAACAGCCGACCGAAGCGGTTCAACTTCTCATCACCCCTGCCGTATGGATTCGGAAGGAGTTGCTGTTCCCGGTCTTCGGATTGAGCACTGAGGCCGTACGTAAATACCGCGACCGTGGAATCTGGCTGGAAGAGAAACAATGGCGGACTGACCCAGCCAACGTCATTGTCTACAACCGTGTTGAAATCGAAAATTGGATGGCCGGCCGTCCATGAGTGTGAAACTCCCTGCAGGTGTCGACTCCCTACCAACGGGCGTCGACATCAATGGCAACCTCCTTCGGATCGCCTTCATGTACGAAGGCGAACGCCGCCGCGAGCCTCTACGCAATGTCGCAAAGATCAACAAAGCTGCCATCGCCTATGCGGATAACAAGCGCAGAACGATTCTTGCCGAGATCAAGGAAAACCGCTTCGACTATGCGGCGCACTTTCCCGACTCGGTTTGGCTCAAAGCTAGACAGGAACTTCCGAACGAGCCGGCCAAAAGAACTGTGGACGAGGGGATCGCCCAGTGGCTTGAAGTTGCCAGGGTTAAAAAGGCCCACAGCACGTTCATCAACTACAAGAGCAAGTCGGAGCACGTCAGAAGGAAGTTCACCGGCAGAACCATCGCAAGCATCCCCAAAAGCGAGCTTGAACTGTTCCAGGCCGAACTACTCACCAATGGCCTCAAACCGAAAACCGTAAACGACGTTTTCACAATTATAAGGGGGGTGTGGGGGGATGCGTTCAGCGATGAGATCATCAAGCTCAACCCCCTAGAGCGCATCGAGAACATCCAGTCTGATTGCGACAGCGAATTCGCCGACCCTTTCACCCGGAGCGAGATCGAGCGGATAGCCGCCGCCGATCCGGAGCGAATGGCAGACAGCCGGATGATCGTCTTCAACTGTTGGGCCGGGCTGTCTCTGTCCGAATTGATCGCAGCCGGTGTAGAGGACGTCGACCTGGTGACTGGCACCCTGACAATCAGGCGCGCCCTGGTCGCTGGGGAGTTCAAGGTACCGAAAGAACGCTCGCGCATTCGAACAGTGGAACTGATCGCGCCGGCCCTAGAGCTGCTGACCATGATCGTGGCGGAAGCCAAGGATGCCGAACCCACGCACATCACTGTTGTGCAGCGAGACAACATCACGAAGAAGCATGAGCGTGTCCGCTTCCTGTTCCGCAGCTCCACTAGCGGCCTGCTGTGGAACGGCAAGACCGTCAGCAACTGGTTCACCGCCCACCTGGAGAAAGCAGGCATTCGCCATCGAGGTGCTAACCAGGCACGCCACACGTTCGCGAGCCAAGCACTGTCGAGCTACGTCCCGATTGAATGGGTGGCCCGCCAACTCGGCCACAGCGACACGACCATGGTACGAAAGCACTACGGTCGCTGGATCTCGAAGGACACCAAAAGCATGGCGGATATCGTCTCCAAGATGATGGGATTTCAACAGCCTTCCGGTAAGAGCGTCTAGAGGCCTGGAGCGGCGCCAGAGGGCCTGCCAAACCACGCTCTGTACATTCATACAGTGAAAATTATTTGCTCTTTAGGCCATTGACACCCATAATTACACCCCCATATAGAAGTAATCCACAATGTATCCACAGCTTATACACAGGAGGGGTAGCCAATGCTTTCTAGCGAATCCGTAGCTAACTACTTCATCCAGAAGTCCTTCGACCGCGGAGTTCCATTAACTCCAATGCAGGTCTTGAAGCTCGTGTACATTTCGCACGGATGGTTCAGGGGATACTTCTCGCAAAATCTCATCAACGATGCTGTTCAGGCCTGGCGCTATGGCCCTGTCATTCCAGACCTGTACCGAAAGCTGAAGCATTACGGCCGGGGCACCATCGACTCGGCGATCCCGGGATACGGCGTACCGGGCGATTACCAGAACCCGCTTTCTAACCCTCATACTCTCGCCCTGCTAGATAGGATCTGGGAGATTTATGGGGGCTACACCGGGGTTCAGCTCTCGGCCATGACGCATCAAACCGGCACCCCCTGGGACCAAATCTGGCACCAATCAGGTGGCGACAACTACAGCGGCGCGATCATCCCGAATGAGCTGATCGAGCGGCATTACAAAGAAAAGATTTCTGCTTAAGCAGAGGGGCTGGCATGGATCCAACGAACCAACACATAGATCCGGTTTCGTTTGACGCCATTCAGCCCCCACGCCCTCCCTCACCTTCTGACCTAGAACAGGCCAAGAAAGAAGAGCAAGCCCTTGTCGATGGGCGCGTAGGAGTTCAAACCGAGCTTCACGCAATCGCGAAAAGATATCTTCGCTATGGCGCCTTCCTGATAGCCGCCTTGGTCACCGTGAGGTTTTGGCATGTAGCAGGCCCTCACACCATCTTTGGTTGGACCACCCGCTGGCTAACCGAGGCCGAGCTGCAATCGATGGATAAGATGCTTTTCAGCAGCGCTTTCGGCGGCCTAGTGCTCGGCTACCTCAAAGAAATCATGCAGCCCTCCAAGAAGTAG